TTCTATTTTTGTTCTAATAAACTTGGAATCAGCTATCGGTAGTGTGTTTACAAATCTTGAAATTTCGTTCCTGTCTTCGTTACCATCTACAGATACTATGTTCATTTCCAATCGTTTTGTCACGATAGGAACTACCATACCTTTAGGATACGAGTCTCTAATTTTTCTCAAAGTTTGTTGATCTCCCATCGTTAATAACTTAACTTTTACATCATTACCCGACTTTGGTAATTTAAAGGTGAAGTGACCCGAAGAGTCAGGTTCTTGATCAAGTTCTTTGAAATTTAAACTTTCTAAATTTAAGTCAACCTCAAACAACTCCCCCGATTTTGGATCTTTGGTTTTAATTTTATAATAAGGACCGAAAGCGGTGTTTCTCAAAAATATTAAAATAGCTTCAGCGTCTCCCTCGAGTAATTGTTCGGGTGAAATATCCGGTTCGTAAATTTTACTTCTCAGAAGAGAGGTGATCAACGAATCAACTTCTCGGGTATTTTGACTCATAAGTAAATTTTCATCGGATGCTGTCAGATAACCAATTTTCAAAGATTTTTTACCTGAAGGGTAAAATTTTCCTTGTGATGGTAATGGAACCACGTCGTGTGGTAAATTAAAATTTTCTTGTCCGTATATTTTTGATGTGTCCATAATAAAAAACCTCGGAGGTTTGCTCCGAGGTTAAAATAAACTGATTTTTTAAAATGTCAATATTAGTAAACAAGAATACATCTGTCAGGACGAAGAGTCGCTGTGATACCAGCCAAAGCGTCGTCACTGTAACCCAAACTATCAAAGTTCACGTCAGTTAAGAATGTACCCTGAAGAATCCATTTTTCAACAACTACACCTGTTGGATCCAAAAGTTCGAGGTCAATGTCTTTTTTGTAACCTGCAGCATAACCCATACGACCTGTAACAGATTCAGCATGTAGTCTAACCCACTCCATAAGAGCCTGAGCCGCTGATGGACCGATCGGGTCTCTGAATGTTACATTAATTGTATTCCAGTTGAATCTACCCGCAACGAACGTCGAGGTATTCAAGAACGGAATTTCAACCGGATTTATTGAAATTTGTGGTCTCGATGTAGATTCGACAAACCACTCATTAATTCCCAACGATGAAGGAAATCTCATGATAAATCTGTTTTTTCTTTTGGGTTCGTATGGAACCGGCATTTTCATTAGTAAGTCTGCCATATTTTTTCTATTTACTTTTTTGTCAGTTTATTTTATATCTTACACTAGTTGGTTTACTAGTAGTTTATTTGTTTAATAAATATTAGTTCTTTTAATTTATTTCTTTTTTTATTCCTCCACTAGTTGAAAAAACTTTTACTGGTTTTTCTTCCGGGTATTCTTTTTCCAGAAAAGAGCTAATTTTTTCTATATTTCTAAGATCATCATCTGAAAAACCTATCTGTGGTGTAAAATAATTTTTTACATCATTTTTGAAAAAAGCTTTTTCACCTAATTGTGTGGCCATATCTTTAACATACCCTATAAATTGTCTTAAAGCTTTAATTTTACCTTCTTCAGGATTTTGCAAAGACCCTTCACCAAAAGTTACAGGATAAAATTTGCAAAGATTAAGGTATTCATCTAAAGCTTGTTTTTTGGTGATTTGAGTTTCTTCACCGGACAACTCTCTATATTTTTTTAGATTTTCGAAACAAACATTACCATTGATGCCATTATAGTTCATCAATAACCAATTTTTACATGCTTCTTTGATGGTGTTGGGATCATGACCTCTTGCCGTAATTATTGCAAAAATCGAACCACCATTCAAACACTCTACAAAATCATTCCAAGAAGGACCTGGAGGTGCCGAAAGAGCGTCTATTATAAATTGTTTATCACCTTCCACTTTGAAATGTCTAAATGGTTGATCGGCGAACCCTACTATATTATGTCCATGATAAATAAAAGGTTCTTTACCTATCATTTCTCTGTATTTTGCAAAATCTTCACTACCCATACCCACTTCCTTATCATTATCAGTCACAATTATGATTTTGGTCGGCATATAAACAATATTATCATCCCAATCAAAGGCATAATACTTTGAATCTGGATCTAAATCTTCTCTAAAACCTTCAGATAAGATTTTTTCTTCGAGATATTCCTTAATTATTCTTCCTAATATATTCATGTTTGTAGGATAAAGGGGGAGATTTCTCTCCCCCTTTCTTGTTTTTCGTTTAGATGTTTTCGAAAGAAGCTCCTGTTGGTGTGATTACAAACTCGATGTCGATAAATTCGAGTGATCTTGTTGGTTTGATGTAAATCTTACCTGTTAATTGGTTTCTATCGAAGTCTTCAGGTGAACTTGATACAGTCACTCTGAAGTCAGTCAAACCACGATCTCTTCTGATACCATCCAATATTGGATTAACCGCATCTAAGAAGTCTTGTCTAACCTGTTGGTCGTTTTGTTCGAACAACAATCTAACAGCCACCGCAGATATCAATTTACGAGCCTGAAGTAGTAATCTTCTAACGTTGATTCTATCAAGAGCGGACTCACGAACCTGAAGAGTTTTGTTACCCCATATTACCGGTCCAACATCAGAGAAAGTTGCAATTGGGTTAATTCTTCCCTGATACAAAATGTCTCTATCTTCCTGTGTGAGTTTTCTTCTTGCTTTAACTGCATTTACCAAACCTCTTGAATAACCTGCCGAAGCGAACCAAGGGAATGCAATGTTATCTGTAAGTGCTAAGTTTCTTACGACTTCAGATGTTGGTGGAATCCAAAGGTTTGTGTTGTTAACACTATCTTTAACAAGTATCCAAGGATAGAAAGTAGCGGTATAGTTTGAATCAATATCACTATCTTCTAGGTTGTTAACCGCATCTGTTGGATAAATTGTGTCGTCAGGATCCGATGTTGTAGACACAAACATCTCAAAGTCAGGTGTTGTTGTGATGTAGATTGAGTCAGCTCTGTCTTGTTCGACGATATCAATCGCGTCTTGAACGAGTGCTAAGTTATTTACATAATCAATACCAGGTGTTACAAACACATTGATGTTAACCGACGCAGGGTTGTTGAAAGTTTGGAAACCCTTGAGGTATGCGTAGTAGTCGGTGTTAGCCCACTCTGTATTTTCACCATCGGTGATTTTCTTAAACGCTCCCCACCCTGACGCTTCAGGGAATTGTGCCGATGGTGCCGCTCCGAGTAAGTATTTTGTATCTCCGAGTTGGTACGCATCTGCGTTTGTTCTATATTCTCTATAAATGTCCCATCCATCAAAACCACCTGCCGGTAAGATAGTAAACTTACGTGAGAAGATTTTGTAGTAAGGACTTGTAGACGAGGTAGGTTCAGCTTGGAAAGTCGCGGTACCACACTGATAAGCTGTCTGACCTGAAGTAACATAAGTACTTCCAATTGTGATAGCACTTGCGTTAATATCCATGTGGAAACCTTGTGTGAGGTAGTTCCAATCAGCCGATGTTGTATCGGTTGCGATATTATCAGGTAACACCTTTCCTTTGTAAGAGAAGAAGTCAGCATCGAAACCTTGGATGTTTGAAATACCAAGGTAAGTTCTTCTTACTTTGTCACCTGAACTTCTAACACTTGACGCTCCACCTGAAGCGGTGAGTACTGGTGTGTTAAATGGTGGTGTATAAACAACCTGACCAGGTGTGTAATATTGTGTCTTGTAAATTAAGAATGGTGAAATATTTGTCGAATAATTTCTTGAAATATATCCTTCGAAACCACATGGAAGAGCATCGTTGGGGTGACCTTCAACAACATCTAACATGATATACTTAGACTTCAATTCATACTCACCATTAGAAGTACCAATTTTTTGAGCCACGTAACTTGGACTTGTTGCGTTCATTGTACAGTTAGCGAATCTTTCCAAAACTGTTGGATTTTCATCGGTATCGTAGAAGTCACGAACCAAGATGTCAAAGTTGTTATTAGCGAAAGACATATTAGATAAAGAAATCTTAATTTGTCTGTTAGCGTTGTTACCATCAGAGATAGAAACAAATCTGAACAATCTTTCAACAGTATCACCACGAAGTTCAGAAACTATATAAGGTGTAGAAGGTGTTTGATATTGTTCAGCGTACCATCCAATTGTGTCAGGATCTAAACTTTGAGCGGAATCGAAAGAAACCAAAGTGGAGTTCAAACCTCTGATCTTACCTAAGTTGTAAAGATTAGCGAGTAACGCAGTATATTCCTCTTCCAAGAACAAAGGAACTTCAGTTCTGTCTTTTGAGAAGTTTGTTCTTCCGAAGACTTTAGAAACAAAATCAGTTTCTGAAGATTGTAGCGAAGTTATAAAACTGAAGGTTGTTGAATCTTTGGTGATACCAGAAATCGTGAAATTATTAAATGGAGATTGTGAAACGCCATTTAAATTATCCAACATAACAACATCCGTAGTACCTGTAACCTGATAGGTTGGGTTATCGTTATCATTGTATTGTGAAATACCTCTAGATCTGAAGGTTGCAACAATCAAGTCATGAGCGTCAGAATATGTATTAGCGGTGTACGAGTTAACATATGCATTACATGTACCTGTGTAAGAACCAGTACCATTAGTAACAAGTGATGTAACATTAGTGGTGAACGAGATACCCG